TAGTCCCATGAAGCAAGCATTGTATACCTTACTCCATCATTTATTTTATTTACACTATGAATGTTCTTTATCCCTGGATCAAATGCCGCGACTGATCCTATTTCTGGAGATATTTCTAGTCCATGATCATCAAAAACTAATTCTCCACCTTCATATTCATCATTTAAGTAAATAATAGTTACAAATTTATTATCCTGCCAAGCATTTGGCGTGCCATCTAATTCTGAGTTATCTGAATGTGCATTAGCATATGCACCTTCTACCCATCTAGCAGCACTAAATGTTAAATTTTTTAGTCTAACCCCACATGCATCTTCAGCCAATGCCCAGAGTTCTTGACGCATATTTCTAAAATATTCTTCATTGATCATAGATCCAGAATATTTATCTAAAGGATCTAATAAATTCATTACTGAAGATCTATAAAAACATGTATCTTGCCATAGACTTTCATCAGTATTAAAGTATTTTATTAGTTTGTTGCACGCATCTTTACTAATAAAATTTTTATATTCTACTATGTCTTGCCTATGAATTACTTTATTCATGCTCCCCATCATAGATTCGAACTACGACTAAATGATCCAAAGTCATTTGTGCTGCCATTACACCAATGGGGATTACCTATCCTTCTAATAGTACCAAAAATACTGGCTTTCGGTCAACTATTCCAATAGAACATGCCCAGCACCATTCTGGTGGTGTATGATCGCACTTATTTGCTGGCTTCTTTGCCCAATGGGGCCAATCTTCTGGACCCGCTGGAGATCCACAGTATGGACATGTTTCTCCCTGCAATAGCAATCTACCGTCATAGCAGTCGGTACAAAGGCTTTCTAATATTTCCTGCTTTCTCCGCCTTCGATCTTGATAATTAGCCCTTGGAGGGCGCGGAGGAATCGATCCATCTTCATTAGGTATCCTATCACTTTTCCATGCGTTACACTTTTTATGAGCAAGTCTTAAATTAGATACATCCTCTGATCCTCCCGCTGAACGAGGAATCCAATGATCTAATGTTACGTCAGAATTTGCCTTAAAATCCTTTAGGCAGACGGCGCATGTAAATCCATCACGCTCTCTAACAAGTTTTATTTTATCTTTTTTACTAAGCAGAAGATTCTGATTTAGCATTGATAAATTCTCTTTCATCTATAATATCGTATGCATCACGGATGATGCTAACCTCGTACTTGTCAAAGTGGTGACCACAGAAATACAACTCGCCAGTTACAAACTTAGCGATAACCCACGCCTGCGCGGGACATTTAGGTGAATCACACCTATCGCTTCTGGTAAGAACTCTTTTTTCTTCCTGAACTTCAGTTTCCATGGAGTCTCCCATACATTAATTATATCAGTTTGTTTTAAAATGTTCGCTAATCTGTTTCATCTGCTTGTTTATTTTATTAATCTTTTCTTGCAGTAATTTATTTTCTAGTTCTAGTTTTTTATTTCTTTCCTCTAACTCAAGTATCTTATCCTGATACATTTCTATTTTATCTTCTATATCTGACTCTTTAGTATTAACATCTTTATAATTATTAAATAAAGACGTTGCATACTTAATATGTCTAACTAAAAGAAAAAACAAAACCAACTCTATTACTAGAGTTACTGACGCTACTGCAATTATTATCTGCATGTCGGGATGAAAGGATTTGAACCTTCGGCCCCCTGTTCCCAAAACAGGTGCGCTACCAAACTGCGCCACATCCCGCAAGTTGCAGACGGCTACGAACCCTCTTACGCACGAAAGACGCTAGAAACGAATTCAACGCTTTCAACTCGCACAGACTCGCATTAACGGGATATTTGTATGTAACTACACCATCCTAAGATATTGCCATCTGCAACCGTAGGGCGGGTGGGACTTGAACCCACGATCTTCACCTTATAAGAGTGACGCCTTCACCAACTTGGCCACCGCCCCGTAAGAACTACTATATTAAATTATTTCCATGCTGTCAATAGCATTTTGTAGAGCGGGTGGGATAATAAGTTCGCTGTTACGTTTCCTACCCATCCTTAATTTTAACTCTTCTTCGCTATCTTGTTCAAGCATATCGTACGAATATATTTCGATTTCTTGTAGCGCATCTCTTCTAGAGCGAGCAATCGCATTATAAACCGAGCCACATACGGCATCAGCCAAGTCCTTGCTTCCCTTTCTAGGGTGGTCAACCTTATCACCGCGTATCCTTAATTGCAACAATTCATCTATCAATAATTTAAGTTCTGGCCCATAGACTCTTTCTTCTGTAATAAGCAGGGCCATATCTTCGTAGTGCTTCTTTGCCACAGATAATAATTCAGTATTGATACCATAATGCTTTAACTGCTGCATCATGTCGTGAGAATTCCATCGGTCAAACGTAACGACTCCTAGATTAAATCCTCGTTCACGCAATTCAATAATATAATCTTTTACCTCTGATAAATCGACACTATTGGTAGATGTTGGCTGCCAATATCTTACAGCATCTACTATTACTCTAGGGGCTGCTTCAGTCATTGTGCCAGCGATCTTCATCTGTACCCAGCCCTCAACATGAGCCATAGCCACAGCACAGTTATCATGCTTTTGCGCTAAGTCAACATGCACAAAATACTGACGGCCTTCCTCTGGCTTAAACCATTCTGCAAACCTTCCACCATTATCTACTGCAAACTTAGGATTGCTAAAAGCCTTTTCAATTTTTTCCCGTGACTTAAAGAATGCATCCGTTGCTTCTGGTGGCATACAGGCAAATCTCATTAGGGAATCAAGCGGGTCGTCATAAAAAGCAATTGTAAAATCTTGAATCTTTCTGGTTGGATTGAATTCCCATGTTGGCCTCTTAAGAGCAAATATATGTGGGAGGGCATATGAAATAATATGGTCCTCCTCCCACTCAATAGTAAATTCATTTCCATCATGACCATCTGGAAGATCTGGATCTATTTTAAAACTATGAGATTTAACTACAGTTTCTTTTTCTGCTACCGCATCATTATATTTTTGCTGAATAAAGTCATTCTTAAATCTAGGGAATGAAAGCATAATAACTTTCCCAAAATCGGGGAATCGTGAGTTAACAGATGCTCTATACATTTTATAGATAGCAGCAGAAGTCTTTGGACTCTGCCTTCCTGTAGTATTCTCTAATTCAAAACCAGAAATTTCGTCAAGGATGGCAAGGAGAACGTTGTATCCTTCCCACGACTCTGCCTCTGAATGTCCTGAGTGTACAGTTATTTCTTTATCAAATTCAATACTGTTAGCCTTTGGGATGTACCTACCTTGGAACCAAGCCGACTTTTCAATGATGCGCTTGAATCCTTTAAAGAATACCCTATTTGCTTGTACAGCGTTGATAGCAATGTTAATAATGTCAATTGAATCTCCTGGTGGTTTCCCATAATATTTGGCTGGGTCACTAAGACACAATAAGAGGTGGACAACATAGGCACACCCGATAGTAGAGATAAAGTCTTTCCCACCGCCCTTGCCGATCTGAAGAATCACTTCCTTGCATGTCTGGTTCCATCTTTTTATTCCTTCCTCTTCACCCAACCATTTAATTAATGTATCTTTATTATAAATTTGTGTCATAGATTTGATTGCTTGATACTGATAGTCTGAAAGTGGAGGAAGATCTAGATAACTTTTATCTGTAACAAATTCTTCTATAGTGGCAGGAGTTTCTTCAAACTTATCATCATCAAGTGCTTCTATAAAGTCACTAAAATCAATCAATTGGCTCTACCCTACCAGTAACCTCTGATAATCTTTTAGCGACCTCTACCTTACAATGATTACAATCTGAAGTTACTTCCTTTAAAATATTCATAAGAATCTCTTGCTTACGTTCTGTCTCTAAAAGTTGGGCAGACATTTCATTATTTTCTAAAAGTCCTGCCTTCTGCAGCATGTCAATTCTTTTTTGCTCTACATCAGCAATCATTTTAAGAGTAGAAGCCTTGGTATTATATTGCTGGTTAGCATCAGCCTGATCTACTGTTTCCCAAGCACGCTGGATTATCATAGAATAATGTTGATCAGCCCCTGCTAGAGCCTCCTTAGCACGCTCTCTAATTTTAGAATCACCAGAGACAAGTTCTCTCCAGGTATCGATATGCTCCAATACTTGAGATCTTTTTATCCCAAGAAACTTAGATATGTCTGTTGGATTCTTACCTTTAAGAAGTTCTTCTACGACCAAATTCATTTGATCAAAAGAACTGGTTAACTCAATCTCTGACAAGTTGCTTCTTCCTTCTGCTCTTCTTTGCTCTTACTAGACCACTTAACTTTTCTACATAGAAAGATCTGTATTCACCAGTAGCAGGATTCCTACAATCTATCCAGGTAACATCTTTTTCTGAGTTGTGTGCCATAAGAATAAATAAAAATTCTCCACGGACATTCTTGAATTTAATTCTATCACCAGGCTTAATAACATCCTTAAGATATTCTAATTCATAATATACATGAATGTTTTCATTCATGCTGTACGGAATGTATTCCTTATTTGTTTTTTTCTTAGGCATTTTATCACCAATCATTAAAAATATTATGATGAGATACTCTTGTTCTCTGCTTTTGTTTCCATGGACAATAAAGAATTTCTGTACTCATGGCTGTATCTTTAAAGTAATAAGCAACCCCGTTTGAATAAGAACAGTATACGCATCCGATTTTATACCAAATGCTCAC